GCCATACACAATTCCTATCCTAAATTTTATTATTATTGTATGGAAAGTTATTTCATAACTGAGCATAAAAGATGCGTTCCATATATCAAAAATCTTAGCTATTTTCAAGTTAAGTATGATATTAATTTTTTTGTACGTGCTGCCACATTACTGTTTACAGTAGTTGGCGAAGCTGATGATATTAATAAAGTACGTCAACGTGTTGGTTTATATAAAGATATGGCCACCCTGACTGATGATGTTACTGATATATTAATTGGCGGCCACCGTAAAGGTGAGCACAAATCCGGCGGTTCCTCCAAATCGGAGGGTCAAGTAATTGGCTGTGCAAGTTCATCCTCGCAATGTATGCATAGTACTCCGCCCGATAGTAACGTAGACCCGAATTGCGCGAGTTGCAACCGGATCCATGATCAAGTTTTGTCTTCAAGTACATCTAGTAGCGCTGACATTAGCCGCGCGACCGATGAGAAAAAGACAAGTGCACGAATTGAGGCTGATTTACCGAAAGGTATAACCTGTAAAGATTTGGACAATTTTTCAGGTGATGCCCATTTTAGTCCCGAAGCAGCAGCAGCAAATAATCTTACTTATAAGGTTTTGAATCCAGTTTATCGCATGATTAAGCCAGAATGGTTTTTGTGCGTTGGTGTTCATGGTTGCCGCTGCATTTCGCATCAAGAAGAAGTCATAGTTGATGGCAAGTCCCTCAAGAAACAACAATTGGTTAAAGATATATTCACCAAAATGTTGATGACTAATAAATTCGATTATCCAACAGAGATGTTGTTAGATCGAGATCATCCGTTGTTATTAACTTCATGCACTATGCATGTTTTACCCCACGCTTTATGTACTAATTGTCAGGCTAAGGGTAAAGCGGATGCTTTTTATTCTGTTGTTGGCATGTTCATGACCAATAGCAAGAAAATTACTGGAACAGTTGGAAAAATAAGGGGCGAGCATTATCATTTAGGGTTGATTAAGACCCGACTTGCTTGTCGCACACATGCACCTTGTCCTGATTGGCAAGTAGTGTATGGTTCCAATTGTGGTTTGGACGCTCATAATGAGTTAAGCGTATCTGAATCTCACTCTAAATTAAATTGTGAGATATGTAAGAATGTTTATGAGGAGTGTCCAGATTGTTATATTCCACCAGCCCGTCCAACAGTACAACATGGCTTTGAGAAATTGCCGTTGATTGACCGTATTGGAAGCTGGTTGAAAAGTACGGTGGAAGACACGGCAGGTTTTTTTAAATCTAGTGCTATAACTTTCTACCGACCAGAAAACCGTAAGACCTACTGGTTAAAGAGCTTTGTATCATCATTACCTATAATAGCAGTTACTGCTTGGTTTGGTGGCTGGGTTTTTATAACTGGGGGTTTTCTTTATTTGGCTTCATTACCATTTTCATTCCCATTATTTAAGAAAATATGGCGTAAGACTGACCGTATTTCTAATTGGTGGAAAGGTTTATCAACTAAAAAGAAAATTGGTTTTGGTTTGGCTGCGGCTACCGTTATAGGCGCTGCTAGCTATTTTGCCTATCAAGAACATAAGAAAGAAAAACAACCATCCAAACCAGAAGCTTCTAAGCGTAAGAAAATGGTAATTTATGAAGATGAACATGGGAATAAGCATATGAGGTTAATGGATGATCAAGAATTAGCTGATTGGATGGGGAAACGTAAAATTAAGGTCAATCGTGGTAAATTGCGAGATTATTATGACACGTCCAATCGTGCCGTTGATTTCTTGCGTGGGTCACTAGATAAGGCTAATAGTAAATCCTTAGCTCTGGTTGATCCAAATTCCGCTTTTGGTCAAGCTTTTTTGAAAGCTAAAAGTAAGGAAGCAGGTAAAAGTCGGGATTATTCTCGAATGAATTCTGATGATTATAGTGCAATGGTTGATGATGATGCCCGTGACACAGCATACGGGTTTATCGATGATCAATTAGCTCAATCTGCTTCAGTTAAAGAACGAGCCCGTCAACTATTCGATCATTTGACCGATGATCGTTATGGTACGGCTGGTGAGGGTGAAGGCAAAGTTGAAAAGTCTGAAATAGAACGTTTATTTACAAGTGCTATGGAAGCTCACAATTCATCATCACCACCAATACAAGCACCAAATACGTACATGGTTAAGGTAGTGGCTACCCGTAATGGGTCCATTTCTACTGGATCAGGTTTCTTTTATAAAGGGAAGCTATGTACGTCGGCTCACGTTTCACGTGATGCTGAAACTTTGGTTTATTATTTGCCAACTAAAGTGAATACTAAACAACGTGTTAAAATGGATTCTGTTAAGTTCTATAATCCCATTGAGGGTAAAGATAATGCAGTTTCTGACTGGGCAGTTTATGATGTTCAGGGTGAAACAGAAAAGAGTTTGGATGTTTCCGATACTATTTCGCCTAACATGGATTTAGTTAGTTGTTCATATAAAGTTGGTAGTAAATTTTTGGATTTTCCTGACGCCCGTGCTACTCATGGTCATATTACTGGGGAACCAAAAATAGTCAAATTTACTAATGAGATACCTGGTCTCAAAGATAAGATAACTTATTTGGCTTTTGCCTATAATTATACTTGCTCAACTTCCAGCACGTCTTCTGGTTGTCCAGTTATTGTTTATAAAGCAGTAACTGGCAACTTTGTTAAATGTTTTGTTGGTATGCATATGGGTGGGAATGAGGAAACTCAGATCAACCAATTTGTGCCAGCAACAAGTGTTAAGTATAAAGGCGAATACACTAAAAGTTTCGCCCAGTGGTTTGAAGATAATTATGTCACTGCTAAAATATCGGCAGTTACCACAGTACCAACACCTGAAGCAAGCGTTGAGTTCAAGGCGCCGGTCCAAGCGACGGAGTCTAAAGATGTTCTTACACCTGCTACCGCGGTGGATTTATATGAATCGAAGTTGGCTCATACAGAATCACAAAACACCGAATTATATCAAGCTAACCAAATGTTAGAAAAACGGGTTAGTGAAATGGAAGGCTTGATCGAATGGTTTAAAAGTATTGTACCACAACCTAAAGTTGTAACTGTTCAATCGGAACAACCTGTTGCTGAGGCAGAGGTTGTAGTTAAACCTAAACAAGAAAAACCTAAAGGAGTACCAAAACCTAAAGCACCAGATGGTGGCTGCAAGTTTAAAAACAATTGTTGTTTGTGGTCTGTTGGTAAATGTGATAAACATGCAACAGCTTGGAATGGTTCCCAAGGTATATGTGTTAGGCGTGGTCAGCATACTTGTAATTTGCCTAAAGCAAAATGTAATGCTCAACCAGAGTTTAATAATAATTTATGTGACGGGGGGTGTCGGCTTAATGCACCACATTGGCGTGATGTCCGATTGGCGCAATCTATTAGTTCAACACCATCACCTGTTCAATCTGCGATTGCCGCTGGCAAAGTTCCTGCGGCTGCCAAGAAACCAATTGTGCAGCTGTCAGTGGTACCTCCGATGATGCCCAAAACTAACCCACCAGCCAAGAAGCCTTTAGATGCTTTTGACTTGGAGGAGAAGAAACGAGAAATCGATAAAGCTTTGAAGCCGAATAAGGCACAAGGCGATGTTGAAAGTAAGGAAGAGAGTAAAGAAGACAATGTAGAATACGAGGTGGTTTCTGAAGAGGTTTTATCTGAAGAACCAGTCGTAGAAACTTCTGATGCCCAAGCACAAATTGTGGCGTTGGAACCTATTTTGGCGGGCGCTGGTGTTATCCCAGTACCTATGCCAAGTTGTTCTACCAAGTTGAAGATAACGGACCCAAGGATTATGTCAAGCAACTTGTCGTCGAAACCGAATCGCGATCGTATTATGTGCGTTTTAAGTCCAAGATGCGAGGAAGTAGTAAAAAGCCACGGGGGAAAAGATGCCCGTATTTTTGGAGCTACTTGGAAACGGTTGGCGACCCTTATCCAGAAGTCGACTGGAAAGAAATGTATTATCATCCAGAACGAACAGTTCGTGTTGAGCGCGAGAGCGTTGCGAAATATTTCCGTGATCAACCTAATCCGGATATTCCAACACTGCGATATTCCTATCGAACTGTGTCCGTGCTTTTGTCAAGGATTCTCCAACGTAATATCTATACCAATTTGGTCCCTGGATATTCGGAGTTATCCAATTCAATAGATTGGATGCCTAAGGACACTAGTCCTGGCGCTCCATGGTCGATAGATCATATCGATAAGAAAGCGTGTTTTAATGATGCGCTCGCCATGGAATCCTATCGAGAGTATTATCAATTTATGCATTCGGCGGAACCTGGTTCCAAGGATGTACCGATAACTCTAACTTCTGTATTTTTGAAAAATGAAATCCGCCCAGCTAACCCTAAAAAGGATCCCAGGGCCATATATTGTATGGATTGGAGGCATGTATTGTTAACCAATCAGTATTTCATGAACTTCAACCACTGCCTTATGGGCGAAAATAACTACACGTATTGCGTGGGTTTGTCACCATTTCATGGAAATTGGGACAACATGGTTAAACGTGGTGAAGATTATTGGTGGCAGGAAATTGATGTTTCTGCTTTTGACACTACTTTTTCAGTTGTTGAATATCATATGATGTGGGATACTGTCATCGACATAAATGCCATCTATGATAACCGTTATAAGTCAAAACCAGTGATGAATTGTTTGTATAATTTACGTGATCAAATATTAAACACGTATTTGTTACTTTCTGATGGAGATATATTATATAAAACCAC